TTTCCATAGATTAACTCGACAACCGTCTCCACTTCCTTGCGGGTTTTGACGCGTGACTGTGTGACAGAAAGTGTGATCGACTGACTATCATCATCATGGATAAGTTTTGCAGCGCGCGCGCAATCAAGGAGGCTTTTAACTGATCCTGTGAGGTTGTCGGGGTCGAGAAGGTTTGTTGAACGTCGCTCAATGCGGACCACAACGCTCTGGCGGCTTTCCGTTTCTCTGAATAGGCCACTGTCCAGTGCGCCCATCGGGTCTTGTTCGGACTCGGAGTTACGTACCCTTTGAGATGAAGAGTTATTTTTATAAATGCCTCCAAGTGTGTCGTTTTCTGACATAAATTATTGTGTCCGTATCCATCGCTATTCTTGCCGCGCGTCCATAGAACGCACCCGTTATTTTCATTTGTCATGGAATCATATATCGTCCTCGTCCGTGAATATCTGGATTGTCCCTCTATCCGGTAAATGCAGGATGTGGCTTATCTGGCACTCTTGCTCTAATATCCAGCTCCAGACCCATATTTCGGCATCCCCTGGCTGTCGCAGCAAATACTCTATCATTTCATTGACGCTCATGGAAATGTTGATGGCAGCGGGAACACAAGACAATCAGGTCTCGCGGGTTTTCATGGCCTATATCCCGGTAATGTCGGTGATGCACCTGGAGCGGGGCGGCGCTGTTGCACAGCTGGCAACGAAACCCAGCTTCGCGCAATTTGATCAGCCTTTTCCTTCGCCATTCTGGAGAACGTAGATACGCCTGATACCACGTTTTGCGATCCGGGGTACGGTACATCAACCATATGCTCAAGACTATCAGGGTCAGACCAATAAGTGTACTCATGGCTTTTTAAACACGAAATCCTGATACGGCCCCGGAAACACGAAATCCTTGATTAGAAGAATCGAAAATCGGTAGCCAGAGCGTATTTTGAGAGTGGGCGCAATGTCCAAATTCTTTTCTAACAGCTTGGCTGCGGCCTGACCAAATTGTTGACCAACAGCTTGGCTCAGTTCGCCCGAAAAATTAGGAACCGCAAAGCCGTTCCCCTGGTTTCGATCCTGCGAATAAGAAATCCCTGCGGATATGGCCGACATCATCACAGCACTTCCAAAGATTTGTAACCAGTGACTGTCCACCCGGTCCTTGAACCCCGCTGAACCCGCTGAATCCGTGCCCGGCTCCGCACCGATATCGAGCGCCCGTCCATCGGGGTAAACGATCCTTTGCCACACCACAAAGAGCCGAGATTGTCCGTACTGGACGCTGGATGCGTATGATCCAATTAGCCGCGCGCCTTGCGGGATAAGAAGATCGCTTCCGGTGGCGTTGTCGTACACGTCCTGAGCCACCTGGGCGATGATCGTTCCGGGGACCTCGGAATTAATGCCGGAAAGTAACACCCCCGGAATGACGAAGCCCGCGCGGAGCTGGAACCGCACTGGGTTTTCCACTTGGTTAGGGCTATGCCACCGGTCGGGGTTACCTGCGCCATAATCGGCACTTGCTAGAGCATTCCCAAAACCGGTCGCTTCTTTCCTTTCCTCCGGACTTCCATGCTCTCTCAGTGAGCGCGTCCTCTCTAACAGGTCTTCGTAATTTTCAGGTGCCGGGGTTGGCATTGTCTCAGTTATGGGCGATGACGCCGACTGCGCAACAGGATGCTCGATGTTCATGCTCCGGGTACGAAACAAAAGCGCCTCTTTCAAGGTCGCTAGGCGTTCGTCCGGAGTGGGTTGCGAAACACTTGGAGACCGATAGGCAACCGGCTCTGAGGTATGACCAGGAGCCGACGGTGTGGGAGTCGAGCGCACCGGCACAAAGCCGATGGGTGCGCTGGCATTAACGTTGGCGGCCTCGCCATCCGCGCTCACGATTTTTGTCTTGGTTTCTTTTCTGGCGTTGTCATTGCTTGGCAGCACCACCAAAAAAACAATCGCAATAAAACCCGCAACCAGAATGAAGCCGATCACGAGCGGCACATTATTGACCCGGCGAACGCTGTAGGGTTTATCGGTCAAGTCGTTAACGCTCATGGGTGCCACCTTGATAATTGTTGTCCTTGTTTGACTGCATTACGCACGGCGCTCCCCAACGGTTTTGCACCCGCAGAAGCGGACGCTGCGAGAGATGATGCCGTACCGAGACCAGCGAGGAAAGACCCCCAACCATGACCTCCGGCACCATTGGTTGATACCCCAGCGATTCCCGCAACGACCCCAGGAGCCTTGGAAATTATCCCTAGAAGAATGGCGCAGGTCACCAAGGCTACCCCTAGATTCATTACGTCGCTTCCCCAACCTGGGCCTGCCTGTGCCTGGATACTTGTGAGAATGCTTAGCCCAATCCCTGCAAGTAACAGGGTCGTCATCAGCTTTATCCCGTAAGCCAGGATCGTCTTGTAGTAGCCGATCGACATATCGCGACTCCATTCCATGGCTCCGAACGCCAGGAAAATCAGACCGGCGTAAACGACCACGTACGATTCGACCACCACCAAAAGGACATTGGCTGTAATCAAACCAAGAAGGATCAGGATAAGGACCGCCAGGAGAACACAGAGAGTTCCCACTACAGGATTAAAAACCGACACGTGTTGTCCCGTTTGGACCACAATCTGTAACCCCATGTTGGCAAAGGCGCTGTAATCCAGTCCGTTCATTCCGCTAGACTCGCCCGCAAGTTGATTGGTCGATTGAAGAATCAATCGGGCGAACCCGTCACCGTGTTGCAAGAGCCAGTAGAAAAATGTCGTTATGACCAGAAACCGAACGGCGGCCCCAATCAGGTCAGCCAGATCCCCTTGACGCATTACCAGAACCGCAAACGTCCACACAAATGCGCAGGCCGCCAGAATCCAGAACAGATTCGAAGCATGTCCCTTGATGACAGGCATCCATTGTTGGGCGGCATTGGTGAACTGAGAGCTAACGGCGTTCAGGGCTGTACCTCCTGTGATCGCGTTTTGTTGAGCAGCAAACGCTAGAGAGGCTGGCGTGTTGCCGGTCGGGATCGCAGTCGTCACCCCCTCGGGGCTCGTGACAGTTGCTCCGTCATTGACAGCTATGACTGGTGCCGACCATCCGTTTGCGGAACCTAGGACGTTATTGGGATCATAGATGTCGATCCGGGGGCCTTCTTGGACAACCTGACCAGTTTTAGGATCGGTGAAAGCGGCGGGAACCGTGTCATCATACTGCAAATTGTAGGTCGTACCCCCTGCTGTGGCAGTAAACGAATCGCCAACTTTTATCCCGTACTGTTGCGCCACCGATTTCGAGAGAGCGGCGGAAGTTAGAGGATTAAGCTGGTTGTCATGGTTGCCGATCCCATTTCGAGAATTGGTATCGCCCGTAATATCTTGAGCACTACCGTAATGCGTCAAGGTTTGTGCCGATGCTGTGAGGGCAAAGAAGAGAATGGAAAAGAAAATAGCAATGACAAGTACCACAAATTCAAAGATGACGGTAAGTGGCTGCGGTGGAATGTGATATGGACGTTTGTTATTCATTACGATTCATTATTGTACACTTCAACACACTCGTAATGAATCGAAGTGTATTGTTGAATTCATTGCGTAACAGATGTTTTTTATCCAAACCCGAAGGGTTCGGGAAGATGCCTGAGGGATTTATTGGTCGGAAACCGTGACTTCAAACAGGTTGGGGGTGAAAACGCTCAATTATGGTGTAGAAGCAAATCTGAGGAACGCTCTTTGAAAAAACGGATCGCCCGGATAAAGATCCGCAGCTTTTTTATGCAAGCGATAGTCGCGGTCTGCGACCAGTCCGACAGATTGTCCAAATTCTCGGGCTTGATCTACTCGCTCACTTCCAAAGGTGCGCAAGTGTACTTGCCCGTGGTGGCCATTGGCATTGATGGTCCCAACTTCATCTTTGCTTGGGTGCGACATGTCGATAAATTCGACAAGCGGAAGATCGCCCGCGAACGATGCGCAGGCTGACGCGATAAGGAATAGTGTTGCAATTTTCATATTTTTACCAGTGAGGTAATGGGTTAGCTGAGAAGGTGTTGGTGTTACTTAATGCTTTTTGCGTTGCGGCATCCATCATAGCCTGCCGATTGGCCAGGGCAGCATCGCGAGCCGCGGCTTCCTCGAGCATCTGGTTGCACAGAGCCCTCATTTGCATTAGCTGTTGGGTTTGTTCCGCGGCAATCTGGTTTCCGTAGGATAAAAGCTTATTTGCGCCGTCCGCAGTGCCTGCCGCACTCTGCAGGCCCTGGAAACGCTGGGCGTCGCTCATAATGGCTGTACGCTGCGCCTGCGCCATCTGAAGCGCTGTATCGTTGGTGCTCTTTTGTAGAGCGTACCCCTGTTGGAGCGCATCAGGATTAAAGTAACGACCATTACTTGAGAGCCAGCTATTCAGGTCCATGTACTGCTCTAGATAAGCTTGCAGCTCGCCGCCCTGAGCTTGGTTAACTAGGCTCATCATGTCCCGCATAGTTCCTTGTGCCTGGTTCCAAACCTGCGCAATAGGCAAGGTGGCGTCTTTAATCTGTTGTGCGTACTGCATCAACTGGGTTTCGTACTGCCTAACCTGCTGCACATACTGGTCAATCTGCTTGAGTGTTTGGGACACACTTTGGGTAGCCGTTACAAGTTGCTGATGCAGTTGGGCAATCGCCGTTCCGTTTAGAGCCACATCAACAACCGGAATCCCGGTTCCAAAAGCCAATGGAACTATCCCAAAAGCAGTTATCCATAGAGCTACTTTTTTAAACATTTACTGGCCTTTTCAAGAGTTTATCCTCCCGTGCGCGTTGGATAAATTCGACTTTGCTCGACCAACAAGATTGCTCTTCAAAAGCGGCGTTTGCCCACGCCAAGTCTTTACCCCTAACCTCGCAAAATAGATCAGGGATTGGGTACGGTTGATATCCAAACCTTTCTCAGATTCGGCGACCATTTTCTCCATGATCGCCATGTCAAGTTCCTCGTCTATCGAGACTCGTAATCTAACGTTTTTCATTCTTTGGACACATTGGCCAGCTTGCCCACTGGCTTATTTATTTAGCTTCACTCGCCACATTTTTAATGGGGCAAGTGAGAGGAGACGCAATACGCCAAACTTTGGCGTGTTGTTAGGTGGCCGAACTGGCCAATAGATTCCACCCCCCTGTTTTAAACATTGTAAACAATGCTTCCGCACCCCAACTCCATCGGACCTTTACTGACTCTAGATCACGCCAAATAATATAGCCTTGAAAGCAAGATTTTAACCCCATCCCAGCAAAACGTACCGTATCCCCCTCCTTTAAGGATCTGAACCGTCTGATATCCCTATCGTGTTTCGTTAAAAGACCCTTGTTTCTCCGTTTAGGTTTCAAAGCTCGAATTAACAGACACAATTCATGGAGTTCCCTTGGAGTCAGCTCTTTACTTTCTCCAGTGATCTTAATTTTGGGCTTCATTTCCACTCCAGATTATCGTAGATCCCTCGTTTAATTAGCCATGCGGTACATGCCCGATCCATTGATCCCCACCAACCCCAATTGGATATTTGATCGGCAATACCGCATGTAAGAGGAACACCGTGCGATTCTCTTACAGTGTCTTTTTGCGGTAAGGCGAACCCTTTACCTTTGTTTGTTCTGCGTTTTTTGTTCATACTACTGGTGTCTTTTTGATAACTGCCGCCCTGATTTCCTGTTGAGCGGCTACTAAATCTTTGATGGCCCAGTGCCATTGGCTTTTGGTTGCGGTCTCGTTGCCGCACCGTTGGACGCAGTGCTCGGCGTGGTGTTCGGCCCAATCGAGCCAGCGATCCAGTTCTTTCAAGGTGTGCAGGGCGAGTGGTGACCAGTCGTGAGTCATAGAGCACCCCGCATCCATTACTCTAATTCTTTGCGCTTTTTGCGTGCATCCCCGGCCCCCGGTTTGCCCTTTTGCCGGATGTACGTGTAACCGGGCTTCTCAGTTTCGGTGATCTCCAGGGGGAATTTAGCAAAATCCCCATTGTGAAACTCGTCCCAGACTTCAAACGCTTTATCGAAATCAATCTTTACCGCTTGAGCGGCTTTCATCGTTCCAAGTTCCGGAACCATTTTTTGAAGATACTCTTCAGGCTGAACCGATTTCTCGATCTTAGTCTTGACGTTAACCAGGATATGATGTTCGGCTTTGAACCCGGTTTGGATATGAGTCTTGAGCGCATCTTTGAGGCCCCAATCTGTTTCCACGAGTGTTTTGGCGCGTTCCCAGGCTAAGACAAATTCTTCCAAGCGGCGTGGATCGTTCTTGAGATTAGTGACCGCTGCCGGAGCCATAGTTCCCCCTTGTGGGAGACCCGTGGCAGGGTTGAGTGACAAATAGTTGACCTGATCAAAAGCAGTTGTCGCAGCTTTAGCCCACGCGGGGCAGTCACCCCGGATAGCGCACCAGTCGCATTGAGTGCCGATTGAGTATTCATGACGTTCTTTTTCCTTCCATCGTTCGTATAGCAGCAGTGTGTTTGTTGATGAGATTGCGTATGAGAGATAAACAGGAACGGTTTCCTGTAAGTCCACGTAAGCGAGTACCCCTTGGACGCTCGTGGCCTGAGGATAGAAATCCATGAACCCAGCCCCGTACCCGTGAATCTGGAGGTCGTGCCGTCCCTTATCGCCGGTCTTCCAGTCGATGATTAGGTATTCCCCGTTACGTTCTAAAACCAGGTCTATGGTGCCGTGGGTGATCTTTTCGCCGAACTCGTTCAGGATATCGATGGCAAGTTCAACGGCGAAGATCTTCCACCCGTCATGTATGTATCCATCCACAACACTGAATGCCCAGTAAACTTCCGGGGGTTCTTTTTCCAGCTTCGTCAGAGCAATTGGGTTCATGTTCCAGGATTTCAGAATATTTGCGATCCACGCATGGAATCCTGTTCCCCTCTTGGCCGCTTCGCCTGCTTCCTTGCTCTCGTGATGGATACATTCGGCAAGCTGCCCAAAATGGTGAGGCGCGAAGCCGAGAGCATGGTTGTCAGCCATTAGCTTGATCCTCCGCTGGGATATATGAGATTAACTGGTAAGATCCGGGTTTCTTGGATCGCAGATGCGCGTGGATCATGTTGCCTTGTGCCTGAACCAGATGCGCGGCCAACTCTTTATCGCGTGTCCACACGGTGTTTCCAGAACCCTTGGAACTGAATCCGCCCAGGTCAATGAACCAGCAACCGCCGTCCACTGACGCCTTGACATCGATGACTCGCGCCACCTGTTTAGAATCACCGTTACCCTCAACGACTGGAGCGGGATTGAGTTTATACTCACGGCCCGAGCGTTCAGGGGCCGCACTCTGGGCTCCGTTAGCGTCATCGTCTTCCTCGGCGGTAATGTTCAAGATGCTGGCATACGCGTAACGGCGCATGTAAGTGATTTCGCTCCCCGCAGCTTGCGCACCTTTGGAAAACGTGAGGAGTGGGAGACGACTGGTAATTGATTGGCCGCTGGTGTGGATCAGCATCGTGTGCAGTTCCCAGCCTTCGGGGCCGGGTTGCGGTAACTGGGTTACGCAGAGCCCGTTATTCGCTAAGACTTTACGGGTGGCGTCCTGCAGTGCGTCAAGGGTCGCGTACCGACTATTGAAATGCGGGTTCTTACCGTCTTTCAACGGATTCTGGAATTCGCCTTGGGCGAGTGAGAGTGCTTTGGCTAGTTCATTTATTTCGTTCATAAAATCTTTGGTTCTTTGGTATCGGTGATTGACCAGAGCCATCGGTCAACAGCTTCGGGGGTGAACCGGCGGCGAGGGCGTTTAGTTCCTCGACCGACCGTGATTGATTCGAGTTCGCCTTTTCGTGCCGCTTCCAGAATCTGCCGACGTTTGACCTGGGCGTAATCCGCAACCTGTTGAGCGGTTAAGAGATGGTCATGGATCATTTTTTGATGACCTCGGCGTAAATATAAAAGAACCGGGTCATACCCTGCATAACCATGTTCATTTCTCTTGGGTAATCCTTGGTTTCCAGGGACACCTCACTTTCATGGCATGGCACCCATTTGGCGATCGCCAGCTTGATGTCATCTTCGCTTAGTCGAAATATTGTCTGCATACCGGGTCAGTTCTTTTGGATCTGTTCGGCTAGGCCTGTTTCTACAATCCGGGTGAGAAGGTCAGGGATTGGTTCCCCTAGTTTAAGGGACAGTTGCGCGATGTAAGCCGCAGTGCTGCGGTCAGTGTAAACGTCAAGTGAAGATACGGGGCAATCCATTGTCACCTCTCTTTTGATATGAAAAAGTAAGTTCATATACGTTCCATTGCAACAGAAATCTTCAGATAAGAACAAATAAGTTCAAATAAGTCTTGCTGTGAACATGTGTTCCGTGTATTTTGCAAGCCCGTGAACGAAGACGCCAAAAATAAGAAGCGGTTTAGCCGTGGTCGCCGCCCTGGCGTGCCAATTACGGCGTATGAGAAGAAATCAAAGAAACTGAACCCCAACGATCGCCCCGGCCTCCAGCGGTTCAGTGTGTCGCTCCCCGTCGCTCTTGCAAGGTTTGTCCGCGGGTTAAAGCCACAGCTGGACATGGAGTACTCAAAGATCTTCCGGTCTGGGCTGGATCAGGTCGTTGAACAGGCATACCGCGAAGGAAAGATTGATCGTAAATTCTACGACGATTATTGGGTGGCGAGACGCGCGTTCAGGGACGAAGACTGGGGCGGCCAGTAATTGATTCCCTGCTTGACATTATTGCTCATTCAGAGACAATAACTTACACAAGTCACTCTCTTGGAGTAACTTACATCTATTGTATGATGTTATGAGTTGTTCACCTCGGGATTGGCGCGCCGTGGTGAACATTGAAATCTTACTAGAAGTATTCATTTTGTCTACAAGTGAGCGTCGATGCAATCTGAGACGAACTCACTCCGTTTTCCGTTTGGGATCATGGCACGCAATCGTTTAAGCGTTTTAGTTCTTATCTTGAGCCAGACGTTCTCGGTATCGGCGCGTGGCCGACCAGCTCCAGGGCGTTTACCTCCTCTAGCCATTGGTCGCCTCCCGTGCGCGTTGGATCAATTCGACTTTCGTTGACCAATACGATTGCTGCTCCAGCGCATCCGCCAGTTCGGTGATGAGCGCCTTCATCCGCTCTATCTCGGCGTCTTTCTCGGAGAGCATGTTTTGCACCATGTAGGTTTGCTGGTTGTCAAACCACGGCCAAGGATTGGATTGATTCGCGATACTCACTTGGTTGCCTCCCGTGCGCGTTGGAGGAGCTTCAGCAATGCTGGATTCTCCACTCTTCGCTGGTCGCTGTAGACTTTCACCCATTCCGCCAGTTCGGTGATGAGATTCTTTAGATGCGCGATCAGTTCGCTTTCAGCGTCCATTGGTCGCCTCCCGTGCGCGGTTATCCAATTGACTCAACTCAACGCTTTGCGTGTTTGTCCGCAACCGGATCAAGACCAGCGCATCCGCCAGCTCGGTGATGAGTGCTTTCAGCCGCTCTATCTCCATATCAGCTTCAATGAGTTCTTTAACTGCTCGTTCTATTCCGCTCATTTGGTTACCTCAGCGGCGATACGTTCTAAGTGTTTCATTTTGTTGCTCTTTAAATCGATCCAGCCTTGGCGCAGCGCGTTTAAGAGTTCGCGGATGACAGAATCTCTGGCGTTGCACCCAGGACACGGCACAGCGGCTTCAAGCGCATCGTAAACCTCTTGTGGAGCCGGGTGTACACGCCAATACCCTGCTTGTTTACGGCGAGAATATTTGTGGCCGTTGGTGTAGAGTGGTTTTGCATTAGTCATAAAGTAGGAATTATCGGAGACTTAAAATTATTGTTCATCCACTCGATTAATTCCAAGATCTCGGAGTCGCTTAGGTTTTCTGCAATGGCTTTCCTTATTTCATGCTGAGTCATTGTGATTACCTCAAGGTCTTTTGATAAGACCAAGTGTGTTTTTAGTTGTTGTTGTAACTGTAGTGAAAAACTGTACAAAAAGCCAATAGGATAAATCGACTTTTTGTAGCAGGATGTTCAACTCTGTACTACGGTACGGATAACATCAACCGAACCTCATTATTGCTGTCGCGATACCAAGTCAACCGCGTGTAGTCGCCGCCAGTCATTCGGCTCAGAGAAGTGTTTTTGTTCATAAACGGTTACCTCAAGGTCTTTTGATAAGACACCAAGTTTGAGGATCATAGAAAAACCGGCCCCGCTTGTCCCAGATGTAGACCAGTCCGTGGCATTCACGGAACCAAGTGTTGCGGCTCATATCAGAGTATTCGTGTGAAAGAGTGTTTTTGTTCATATCGGTTATTCCTTGGTTAAAGCTTCTGAATCAAACCAGAAAGAGTCTTCTTTACTCCAGCGGACCAATACCCTGCTGCCTTTCCTTTGCGTTACCGTACCCGGATTCCAGAAGATAAAGTTTGGTAAGTGTGCTGCCAGCGACGGCGAAAGCTGATAGCGCTGGACGTTTACTAGAGTGTTTTTGTTCATAACGAATATTCTCATACTCTTTTGAATGTGTCAAGTGACTATTCAAAGATTCTTAATTCTCCTAATTTAGCCATTGTACGACGTTACTTGTACTTATCTGTTCTTTTCTTCTTCTGGCGTTAAATGCGAGCGCAGCGAGCTTCTTCTGCTTAGCCATTCGCACAAAAAGCCCTACTCTACGTGGCTTCGTTCATTTTCGAATGGTGTCTCTTGTCTAATTGTAGCGCGCGCGTGAGATCTAAGCAGGTTGATCTGCTGCCATCTCCTCTCCCTACCTCTTTCCTCTCTTCTGTCTTGTCTCCTCCGACCATCCCTGTATCGCACAACTGCACAAACAGGCGGGGGCTAGATTCACCCTCCTTTTCGACCGACCACCTGCTTGTTTTCCCCGGAAACTTTTCATGGGGCGCTACATCTCGAGCTGGAGTGCTGCTTCTGCGACAGCATCTTTGAACCGGTTGATATCCCAGGGTGAGATCGAAGCTGCGATAGCGAAGACGTTTATTTGCGGGTATGCGCGGGATAGAGCGTTGATGAACCTGAGACGATCGGCTACGGGCTTCGCTTCTTTAAGAGCTTCAAATTTGGTAGCGTCGCGATCACGCAAAGCGTCGCTCCTTTGTTTTTGTTTCTCTTCTTCATACCCGATGAGGCCACGTGGTACGCATCGGGTAAAAGGCGGCATCGGAGGAGTCTGACGATAATTCATTTGGTAATAACGGGTATTTTTGGCAAAAGGGTAACTACTCGGCTAAATATACGGGGTTTAGTCGAGGAAAACTCTCTTAGGAAGAGTGAAGCTTATCTGCGTTTACCCGACTGAATTAACGCGACCAGGCGGTTTAGATCCTGCGCGGTGCTCTTCCGGTAGCCGATACGCGGTCACTTGGAGTAGGACCGTGTGATGGAGCGAGTAGTCAGCAGCCATCCTCAGGCGGAAGCACAGTTGAGTCCCAGGGCTATGGGTCTTGGTGAAAGACACACCTGTTAATACCAAATACGTTTGAGAATACAAGAGAAAAAAGGCCCGCAGTAGAAAGTCTTTCACCGGAGAGACTACTGCGGGCCGATTATGAACTAAAAACACTGCTAACTCACAACACCAATATCAAGGAAAGAACGGCGATGCCGTTACTCGTGGGAGAGTTTCCCCGACTTTCCCCTGTTCGTCAAGCCTTTTTGAGATTAAAGATGAGGATCAAACGCAACACACCAATCGAATCTGCTGGCGGTATTGAGCGTAGCCAGTTCCTGGGGTTTTGTGAACGGCTTTTGATTCCGTCTAAAGAAGGCGATTATGGCAACACCGGAAAAACCCTTGTCCCCCTTATCCCGATGCGAACCCAGCTCTACCTCCTCGACGAGATTCTGGAGGGACTCAGCCGAGGTATCCACTTCTTTGTGGTGCTCAAGTGTCGGCAATCAGGAGTCACGACGTTGGGTTTGGCTTTCGATCTCTACTGGTGCTTCAAACACGACGGAGTCATACTTAATTTCATTGCCGACATCGGAAGCCGAACAGCCTACAATCGCTCGCTTCTAGGAGACTTCGTAAAATCTCTGGCCAAACATCCGGAGTGGCGCCAGGAAGTTTCTAAAGATAACCGGTACCAGATCGATTTCGCGAACCGAAGCAAGATCATCTGGTCTAGCGCGAATACCCGAGACGAAGGTGGGCTAGGGGTCGGCACCGGGATCATGGCGTTTCATTTGACGGAAGCGGGCCGGGCCAAAGACGAAGAAGGGATCTCATCCTTGATGTCGTCGATGAGTACCCGGAACCCGAACCGGTTTTTCTTAACTGAATCGACGGCGCACGGCCCGAACCTGTTCCAGACGATGTGCGACGAAGCCGCCGCGGACGGGAACACCAGCCAGAAATTTATCTTTATCGGGTGGTGGCTCCAGCCGGATTACGATCTGGATCTGAAGAACCCCGAACACAAAGAACGGTTTAAAACTTACTGGGATTCTTTCCCGCGGCCTTCCAGAGAAGAAGCGGTCTGGGTGGAAGGAATCGAGAAAGAGTACGGATGGAAGATTACCCCGACCCAACTGGCCTGGTGGCGGTATCATTTAAAGGAACTGAAATTCGGGAACCTGGAGTTGATGCACCAGGAATATCCGCCGGTGCCAGAGTACGCGTGGCGTTACGGCGGCCACACGTTTATTTCCGCCAATAAACTGATCGAGAAACGTGCCCTCGCCAAGGCGAGTAAGCTCGCCCCACGCTATTTTCAGTTTGAGTTCAGCGATAACTTTGAAGATACCAAGATCCATGAAGTCTCTAAATCAGAAACCTGGCATGACCTGGTCACCTGGGACGAACCACGGCAAGGCCGCGGGGTCCGGTATGCGATCGGTGTGGACCCGGCGCACGGCGCGTCTGATGAAGGCGACCACGCTTGTATCCAGGTATGGCGTTGTTACTCGGATAAAGCCGTCCAGGTTGCTGAGTTTGTACGTCGAGAGTTACCCACGTATCATCTCGCATGGGCGATTCTGCACCTTGCTGGCACTTATAACTCCGAGACCTTGCTTAACGTCGAGTTGCAAGGGGGCGGTTACGCGGTCATGGAACATATCCAACGTCTCCAGCGCGAGCAAGAGATACGTTATAATCCGGCTCTTGCCCGATATTTCCAGAACCTGAACCATTATGTGTACCGACGACCAGACTCGATCCACGGTGTCGCCGGATCGTTCCATTGGACAACCACCCCGAATAACAAAGATTTCATGTTATCATCGTTCCGGGATTATTTCGAACAAGGATTAATCGTGATCCGGTCCCTTGCCCTCCTCAAAGAAGTCGAGAGAATGCAGCGGTTGAAAGACGGCACAATAGATCTGCCGAAGGAAGATCACCGGATCATGGCTACCTGCGTCATGTTGATGGCGTACTTGCAATGTATCAAAACCGATATCGGCGGAACCAACTTTACGGAAAGCTATTTTCAACAGGAACAGAAAGCGGTCGATGGCCAGATCACGCCTAACGACGTCTTGACCGCGCAAATACTCGAATGGCGTTCGCGCGTGATCGCCTTGGATAACGCCGTCCAAGCGAAAAAACGTGAACCCAGATGGGCGAGGTCAAGATGATTAATAAAGAGTTCAGGTGCGAGAGTTGTCAGAACGAATTTGAGAGTCTGATGCCTGTCTGCCCACGATGCGGCGGTAGTGCCACCCGCCATTTCCGGTCTGCGCCCCGGATTGCGACCGGGGTAGCCAAACGCACCGACCGGATACTCGAATCCAACTTTAAACGGATGGGGATCAGTAACTTCAGTAACGCTGGCGGAGTCAATAAAGTGTCATGGGTATCCACTGGGACAAGTACCTCGTCGATTCATGGGCAACCCCAACTTCCTATCCAACCGATCTTTGGCGGGGCCGAACAATTACGTGCCGCAGGGTTTAACACCGCTGCGATGACGATGAACGGGCAACCGTACCAACTACCTAACCCGCAGGATTATAGCGTGGCTCTGCCCGCCGTAGGCCAGAAAGTTGGACAAATGAGTCCGCAACTCAAAGCCCAGACCGATGTTGTGCACCGTACCGACGAACGCGGGAACCAGATCAAATAAAATGTTCCACGTGGAACACAACAGGTATGATCTTTAAAAGTGGCAAGAACGATCTCTTGGACCAGGTGCTGGACATCGTCTGGACCTGTAAGATGGGCCAAGGCCAACGGCTGTCGTTCTACAACGAGTGCCAAGATTTCTACTTGAAAGGCGGCACCGAAGGCATGGGCGCCCGGGCCAATAAGATCAAACCCGTCATCAACCGGCAAGCAGCGTTCTTGTACGCCCCGGAATCGATCAAGTTCTGGGTAGACGCCAGCGCGGAGGAAGACAGTGAAACCACCTACAAACGTACAGATGGCGTTGCTCAAGCGATATCCATGGCGTGGAAAGATACCAAGCTCGACACGAAGTTTGGCCGCGCTGTCAAATACTCGCGAGTCAATGGATGCTCTATCATGGCCATGCTCCCTAGGATGCGGACAGATCGCAAAGTGGACATTATTACGTATTATGTTCACCCTAAGTATTTTGGAGTCTACCGACCGGATGTACCCGAACTGGAAGATCAACAAGCCGTTACCTTGATGTCGTACTTCGTCCTGGAAGAGATCGAGCAACGGCTCTCTCTACACCCGGACAAGACCCGGATCATGCGGGAACTCTCGACTGCCGACAAAGATTCACCCGTAGGCGAAGACGTGATTGAAGGGATCTCCCCCGGTAGCCAGCAATATTCAGCCGGGTATTATAAACGCGACACTGGCGCGTACAACGCCATGCAAACCGTACCTTATTATGGATTCACCGACGTGTATGCTTTCGACGACAATCTCGGTGACTGGAGAGTCTTCACCGTTACCGGTAACTGCATCGTTTGGGATCGTCCTATCGAACGAATCGGCGTGCCTGGAATGCTTCCCTTCGTTAAAGTATGTGCTGAAGAGCACCCCGAATTCTTCTGGGGGATCAGTCTGGTTGACGACCTGAAGAAGCTTCAGTTGTGGTACGGGGATCGAATGGAAGACATGGACAATCTGATCCAACAGATTCTAGATCCACCCACGGCAGCAATGGGTCTGGGCCAAAGCTTCGAGGAAAAGCTCGCAGCATTCCGTAGGCCGGGTGGAAAAATATCAAGCCCGAACGCCACTGGTAGCATTCAAGAGTTTGTTCCCAAAATGCCAGAGGAAGTATTCGAATTTGTGAGTGGCATTGATTCATTGTTGATGGACGCTTCCAACATGCGCCCGTCGATGTTCGGCAAACAAGAGCCAGGTACACGAACCGAAGGCATGGCCGCCTCGATGCTTAGAGTCGCGGGTGCCGAGATGCGGCTCATGGGTTTGGAGATCGAGACGCAAGCGCAACAATGCGCCCAAATCCTTTTCCGCTACCTGCGGCGTTACTCGTCTGAAAAGATCGTCGATGAGGACGGTAAACTTTTTAGACTCGCTGAATTCCCCGATGATGTAAGGGTCCGTGTAGATGGGCACAGTTCTAATCCTCTATTCGTTGAAGACAATAGTCAACTGGCAATGGGACTTATGCGCGCGGGCGCGATCACTCAAGAGACCCTTGTTCGGATGTTGAGCCCAGTTCTTGAGGGCAAGATCTTGCATGACCTGAAAAAGATCCAGTGGGCCAAACTGGTTGCTTCGGAAAAGATCAAGCAAGAACAGGAAATGAAACGGTCCGGCAAAGATAAAGTCGGAGCGTAACCGTTACGCACAAATAAAGTTGTAGTGTCTTCACACTCAACGCATTCCTCCTGTTAATCGAAAGGAGGAGTACACTTGTGAATCTACCAGAGTTTAGACGCGGGCGTAAGCATCGCCGAAAATAACGCTCTGAGAGACCGCAGATGTGAGACTCGTTCTGGATGCCTGATCTACCCGGTGGTGATGACGCATCCTCTACAGCTCCCCCAGGTGGCGCACCACCTGGCGCGGTTCCGAGCGGAGGGGCGCAAGGCGCGGAGACAGCTGGCCT